ATAAAAACTTAGATGGGAGTTGGAGACATGTTATTGACATTAAAAACTCTTTTGGCGTGTATGGCATTGACCAATCCGTTAAGCTTCGTTTTCGTCTATTTGCCCTTAGATATGGTCATCCAGTTGAAGCGATTGTTGTTCGTGCTAGAGATTTTAAAGTGATCACTCAAGGTGTAACTAAGCCTTTAAACGAAAAAAGACCATTCATAACCGATAATTTCGATTACGAATGGAAAGATGCAACTAATTATTAAACGAAAGTAGGAAAATAAAATGACAAAACAAGTAAATTTCAGACCAGAAGTGAAAAAAGTGACATCTAAATCAAACGGAAATATCGAAGTGCTATTAATGGTTAGCAACGCTTCATTAAAAGGAAAATATGAAAGTTTAAACGAATTTTTAGGCAAAACAGTATCAACGACCATTGAGCCAGAAACAGTAGAATACAAAGTACCAGTTAACAAGCAGACGAATAAACCAAATGTCGAATACGTTGTAAATAACGACGGAACAGTTGAAGTTCTAAAAGAAGAACAAACTTCTTTAGAAATGGGCGATGATGTGCAAGAAGTCGAAGAAGTTGCTGTGCAAGTATCGAAAGAAACCATTGATGAATTCATCAAGAAGGCAACAACAATCGAATGGCCAGAATCAGTAACAATCAACGTTCGTGGCGTGTTGCATCGAATCGATGAAGGGGAAGCGCTAGAAGAAATTGCGGCTGATCATGATGTTTCAGTTGAAAATCTAATCAACCAAGTTGAACTTGCACGCCAACATTTTGCACCGTTTGCAGATTCTTGGAGCAAAAACAAAGAGAACATCATTTTCCCTGAAAAGACAGTTGAAGATGATGAAGAAGAAATCGAAGAATAATCTCGTAGAAAGTGAGTGTTCATTTTGCTTGAGATTTATTATACGCCAACATCCGCAATAATTGCGGATGCATTGGCTAAAACATATGAAGTCGTTTCTTTAGAAACAGCTAGAAATATTGCCAAGAAATTTAAAGCTAGTTTGAAGCAGAAAACAGACCTTTATGTAATTGAAAGTATTTTGATTGATGCTGGTTATAAAAATGAGCCAGTGAATTTATAGAAGGGAGTGGAGGTTTGGTCGACCACAAAGAATTCTTTACTCCTTTGAAATTATGGAACTAACAACACAAAAAATAAATGAACTATTAGGTGTTGACGATGCCTACAAAGCGCCAGAAGCGCTCATGAATATATTGAAAAATAAAGATGCTGTTAGAAAACTGTTTGAAAAATTTCTAGCCATCGAAACAGATTTAAGCTTCGATTGGTTTCACGAATATTTTCAAGAAGAACATGCTGATCGAAAGCAAAAGAAACAAGACTTCACGCCAAACTCAGTTGGAAAAGTGTTGTCACTGATTTTAGGCCATTCAGAGTCAACGTTAGATGTCGCAGCAGGTACTGGCGGATTAACGATAAAAAAATGGTGGAACGATGGACAACCAACAAATAACGAGTATCTTTGCGAAGAGCTATCAGATAGAGCAGTACCATTCTTACTATTTAATTTAATGATTAGGGGGATGAAAGCTCAAGTGATTCACGGTGATAGCCTAAGTGGCGTGACAAAAAAAGTATATAAAATTTCAGATTACGAATTAACAGAAATAAACGAAGAATTAGCAATTGAAAAGGTAGGTGCTGTGATTTCGAATCCGCCCTACTCAGCAAAATGGGATGCTAGTCCAACGTTGCTCGATGATCCAAGGTTTAGTCATTACGAAAAGTTAGCACCAAAAACAAAAGCAGATTTTGCATTCTTGCTACATGGTTTTTATCGTTTAAAAGATTCGGGGACAATGGCAGTTGTCTTGCCGCACGGTGTTCTTTTCCGTGGTGCCGCTGAAGGTGTTATTCGTAAAAAATTATTAGAAGATGGCAGTATTGATGCAGTTATTGGATTGCCTGCTAACTTATTCTTTGGCACGTCAATACCAACGGTAATAATTGTTTTAAAGAAAAATAGACAAACACGTGATGTCATGTTTATTGATTCTAGCAAAGAATTTGATAAAGGAAAAAATCAAAACTCTTTATCAGACGATCACATCAATAAAATTATTCACACATATAAAGAACGAAAAGACATCGAGAAATATGCTCATTTAGCTAGCTATGATGAAATAACAGAAAATGACTTTAACTTGAATATACCAAGATTTGTAGACACATTCGAAGAAGAAGAGCCAATCAATCCATTCGAGTTATTAGCAGATATAAGAAAAACGAATGAAGAGCTAGCTAAAGCAGAAAAAGAACTTGTCTCAATGCTAGATGAGTTAGTCGTTGATACTGATGAATCAGGAGTGTTAATTCAAGCAACAAAAGAGGTGTTCGGAAATGGCTAAAAATTCAAAACAAACAGAGAGAACCTTTGCCAGTTATTTTGCTGAATGGATTGCAACTTATAAAGAAGGAGCAATTGCAGAAATATCAGTCAATAAGTATTACTATGCGTTAGATTTTATTTTACAAACAATACCGTCGTTAAAAATAAAGGATTTAGACAGACGTGCCTATCAGAATGTGTTGAACGAGTACGCAAAAACACACGAGCGACAAACAACAATGGACTTCCACCATCAAGTGAAATCATGCATCCAAGACATTTTCCATGATGGGTTGATAGAAAGAGATCCAACGTATAAAGCAGTAATAAAAGGACGTCCACCAGTTCGAAAGAAAAAGAAAAAATTTCTACAGAAAGAAGAACTAAGAAAGCTTATAAGTTCATTGGACTTAAGTCCCGAAATTAGTATTGACTGGTTTATTTTAATTATAGCAAAAACGGGTCTGCGTTACGCCGAAGCATTAGCTTTAACGCCAGCGGATTTTGATTGGTCGGCTCGCACACTAAGAGTAAACAAGACATGGAACTACAAAAGCACCCAAGGCGGCTTTAAGAGTACGAAAACAACGAGTTCAGAACGAACAATCAGCATAGATTTTCAAATTGTTGGTCAGTTTCAACTAGTGATTAAAGATTTGCCAGCAAATGAACCGATTTTCGTTGAAAAATTTGAAGATGGTTCTTATAAAAGACAATTCAATTCAACTTACAACCATTTTCTAGTTAGCGAATGCAAACACTTAGGAATAACACCTATCAGTTTACATGGATTACGTCACACGCATGCAAGTGTATTGCTTGCTGCTGGAGTATCGATTCATAGTATTTCTGCTCGTCTTGGTCATGCGAATATAGGTGTTACACAAGAAACTTATGCACACGTATTGGACGAGTTACAAAGAAAAGACGATGAAAAAATGATGGGCGCATTAATGCAGTTAGCTTAAACGAGGTGAATCAATACATGGCTAAAAAATGGACAGAAGATGACGACATTTATTTAGAATATTTTGTTTTTGAAGGCGACACTTTAGTAGAAGAAGCTGCTGATTTTTTAGGTAGAAGCTTTGGTGCTGTTTGTATGAGGCTAACAGAATTGAGAAAAAAAGACCCAGAAGTGCGTTATTTAAAGCGTCGTTGGTCTAAAAAAGAAGATGATTTTCTACGTAGAAACTACAGGTCCATATCAACAAATGATTTAGCGTTAGCATTAAATAGAACTACTGAAGCAGTTAAATCTAGAAGAGCATTTCTCGGTTTGACTTTGATACGACCAATAACGCCAAGAAAAGAAGAGATACTTGAATTGATTAAGAAAGGTTATTATAGACCACAAATAGCAAAAACTCTCAATATAGATGAAAAATCACTTAGTAAATTTTTAAAGATAAACAATATATATTGTCCTGCTGTACCTTATGAAAAACGAACAAAAGAAGCAAAAAAATATATTTACAAACAATACAGATAAAAACATATCGCAATCACAACTAGATGCTGAAAGATGCCTTCGAAAAAATAAATTATAGAAGGAGGTGAGGGGTTTCTTCTCTTACCACCGAAACATCAAGCAAATAACTCAGCTCAGCTTCTACTTTTATATCTTTGAATAGGCGGTTCCAAGATATAAAAATATAGAGGGCAGCTAGCGAGCATGCCGGATAGTGTGCCATGACCTAGTCTTTCAGCATCTAGCTGTGATTGCGATATAAGTTTCTGTTTAGAAAGCGAGTGAAGAAGATGATTCCAAAATTTAGAGCATATTCAGTAGAAGAAAACATAATGTATTATCCTGATGAAGATAAAAATGTAGAATGGACTATTGATGATGATACAGGATTTATAGCGCCTCTTATCAATCTAGAAAATGGCATGTGGGGAATGATTGATAAATATGTCCTCATGCAATCAACAGGCTTAAAAGATAAGAACGGCGTTGAAAGTTGGGAAGGAAACTACCTAATCAAAGAAGGCTGTTGGTCATTCTTTATTAAATGGATTGAGAATGAAGGGTGTCTAATGGCTGTACCAGTAAATAGCGTTCAAAGAACAAATTGGAAGCCTGTGTCTGTTAAAGAATTACTTAATATGGGTTATGTAAATAATAGCAACATCTATGAAACTCCAGAATTATTGGAGGGAGCAGAATGAGTAAGTATATCATCACAGCTGATAAAGAAGATCAAGGGTGGTTAGGGGCGTTCAATTCTTGGGCAGGCACTCGTATCAAATGAATCAAGAAGTGAACGAGGAACATATTGATCGTCTGGAAATTAACGTTGAGAGATTTAACCATGAAATTGCATGTGGTCCAGCTATTAGATTGAAGGAAGCGGAATGAATTTTTTTAAACGAAAAAAAGAAATCACACATGTAGTTGAGCGTTCTAACGTTATTCAATTTGACGAAATGGGTTATCCATTGCGACTTTGCATAATGAGCGATGGGAAGCAGCGTTGGATAGACACCTATGAGCGAGAAGGAGATGCCGTATTAAAATGGGAGAAACAGCGATGAATAAACAAGAATTGATTGAAGAGTTAGAATGCTTAGAAGTTCCTACAGATAGCCTTGATTATTTGAAAGGTGCTAACTATGCTGTCGAAAAAGCAATTAGCTTAGCAAAACAACTAGATGAACCGAAAAAAGCTATATTACCTAAAACTGCTGATGATTTTATTGAAGAAAGTTTAGGAATGGGTTCTGATAAAGTTGATATTATCGGTTCCGCAGATTCTTTCTTAAGCGCAATGCCCGATGATGAATTTTCTTTGTGGTTTAAGTCGAACAGAGATTTATTTGTTAATGCATTAGCTAACGGTTACGAAGTCGAGAAGGAACCATTATATCACGTTTTATTATCAGACAAAGGGGCGACCAACATAGGATATACTTTTTTAAATTTAGCG